TGCTACTTCGAGGACAGCCATTTGTTCACTTCTCTTTTCGTCAAACTAAGCATGTCAGAAATCTCTGCCGCATCCCAATTGAACTCACGATGCAACATGAGAGCACGAATCTTCGCACGCACCTCAGCATTATTTGCCTCAGCACGAGCAAACTCTAGTTCCCTTCCCAACCGAATCAGCGAGTCCCGAAACAAATTGCGAATAGACTCTTCATTCCACTCTGCAGCAATCTGGTCCAAAGTATCCGGCGTAATATCTTCCAACCTAACCTTCATACCAACGAATCCTTCCTGTAAATGTTTGCAATAGCCCACTCATGCAACTGAGTGCCATATAAGTTCCCGGCTTCAGTCATTAAACGGACAATACAATCCTGACATTTTGTAATCCGCAAATTATGTTCAGCACAAACAGGAACATGCTCCGACTTCCACGACTCCTCCGGCGATATTTGACGAGAACGCTCCTCATCATTCAACTCCGCAGCAGCAACAGCAATCTTCCCCATCACATGCCGAGGCTCCAAATACTGCACCGACGCATCACGACGAGCCAAAATCACAGCCCTACGCGCCACAGTAAACGTCACATGACCACACACATCATGCCAAGCCTGCACCGTCTCTGGCGTCACCTTACGATTATCAATAGCGGCAATCTCATCCAACAGATCCCGCATCTCACTAAGAGTCATCCTTACCCTCCATACTCCTCAACCACGCATCCAACTCCTGCTTAGAACGATCACGTTCAACCTCTTTGTAATGCTTCTTACTGTAAAAGTCAAGACCTTTCTTCAACCAATTACGAAAAGCAGCATCCCAATCCTTATACCGTTTCCCATTAGCCAAACACCAATTACGGAAAGAATCAGCCTCATCGTCAATATCTAAGACCGAATAACGCTCCTCCGAATACACAGACTCTTTCGGCTTCCAGTCGTCAGGAATTGAGTGTGCTCTCTCTTGTTTATTCTTAGTAATAGTGTTCTTTGGAGTAATAGTATTCTTAGGTGGTTCAATATCCTTGTATGGTTCAACCTTGCAAGGTTTTTGGACCACCCCCCCTGGGTCCCGCGTAGTGTAGTCAAAACCTGCCAAGTAGCCCTTTTCATCATGCTGTTGCGTTTCAGATCGTTGCAAATAGCCATACTTCATTAACTCGTCCAACATGCGCTTAACTTTCGTCCTGCCGATCTGATTGCGCTCAGCAATAGACTTAATCGATAAACGCCAACCCGGTGTGTGACTCATCAACTCAGCAAGCAGCCCACGAGCCTCAAACGACAAACGCTTGTCCCGCAGCCACACATTCGGTATTTGCGCAAACTGTTCATCAAAATCGTGATGACCTCTAATAAGAGCCATTAGCACCCCCAGACAGTACGTCAGAACCTAAATGACGAATCATATACACCTCATACGCTTCCTTAGCAACCCGATCACGGGCACCATGCGTATAACGACCGAAATGAAAATACAACAACCGAATGTTGTTCTTCAGTTGCTCCCTCGAATGCTGATAATCAACCCTCGAAGAGGTCCGGTAACTGTAATCTAAACGCTCGTCCTTCATCTAAAATAAACTTCCTTTTCTTCCCATCAGGCTCAAGCACCCACCAAACGCCCGTAGGACGGTCATAGACGGGCGATTCCACCCGTTGCCACCCAAACAGCTTGTGACCCCACATGCGGGCCTCCTGAGCGCTCTGAGCGTGTCTCTCAATCACATCATTCCACTGCCAGCAGATTAAAATCAAATTCTCTGCCGTATCAAGCTTCTTCGACCCACCCATGCCACGGTTAATACGATGATGCAAAACCAACTCATCCGTTGTCCCGCAATGCCAACAATGCGCATCGCGATCCTGGATAAGCTTCCGCAGCTTAGGGGGCACAGCCATTAAAGACGCATTTCTGCTTGCATCATCTTTGCCCGAGTAGCAACAGACATAATCTCCTGCTCAATACTCCGCATCTTCGTCTTCACACGATTCACTTGGGCCTTAGCAATATCACGGTCATACCGTGCATCAGCAGCCTCAAGACGCGCCAAAGCCTGACGATCCGCAACAGTACCCTGCGCTTCAAGAAACGCCTGCGCCTCAGTTAAATCAAGAGTGCGCTCGCATTGAGCAAGACGCTCCTCCGCTTCATACAGAGCGTCAATCCCCTTCTTATTGAGCCGAGTCAGTTCCTCCAGCTCGCTCATAATCTGCGACGGCAACATTCAAAGCCTCCATACGTTCCAAGGCCACAGCACGCCAAAAATCAGCCGTCTCACTCTTGTGAGTCACCGCCTCCGTGTACGCCTCCAGCACTTCCTTCGCTGACGCCCGCATCACCGGCAAGTTCTTCTGCACGCTGCTTTACCGCCTTCAACACATCATCAGGAGCATTATTGCTCTTCGCCTGTTGCCATAACAAGCGTAAACGGTCCACATCCGTCTCCTCCGACGCGGCTTTAATATAATCAGTCGGCACCTTACGCATCTCCTCCAACGAAGCACGCTTCTTATTACCCGTTAAACCAATGTTCGCAAGGGCACGACCAATCGCACTTGTCTCTGCTACTTCAGCACTAAAATCCTGCGACCCAGACTTCTTAAACTCAGTCGCCCAACCAGTAGCCATAGGAGCATTCAAATCCTGCTCCCCAACATCCTTATAAATAGCAGCACGAAACACCCACACGTCAGTGTTAGACATTTCCGTATCCAAACAAGTAATAATGCGCCCATCAGGGAATTTCTGATAAAACACAGCAATACGCTCTTCAACCATCGCGTATTCAGACGGATTAAACCCAGCCATTACACTACCTCCACAATCGCAATCCAAGCCAAAATACTGACAATCAAACACAAAGAAACAGCCACCGTCCAAAGTGACTTTTCCCAATTAGTCATTTCTTCCCCTTTATCACTAGCCAAGGAACACCATTCCCGCGAGCCTGACGTTGCGCAACAACAATCCGCTCCGCCTGATGATCCATAACGTAACCATATTTAGCCGAACCCATAAAGTCAAGAACTTTCGACTTCACCTCATTCAAATCAGCCTCAGCCGACTGTAACGCCTCATGCGCCTGCAACAACTCCCAACCCAAATCCTTCAACCACACCGATTCATCATCAATATCAGGATGCATATAACGCATCGCCTCATACGTTGCCTTAGACCCATCCCATTCAGGACGCTTCTGCTCCTGCAAATGCTCCCAAAACCGCCACGCAGCAGCCCTCTGAGCATCAGCCTGAAACTGAGAAAACTCAACCCAAGACTCATGCCAATCCCAACCCACAACACCAATCAACACAGCACGCTTCACACCCAACACATCCATGTAATGCTGCACCTGAGCTTCATAATGCGGAGGAACCTCACGCCACGACCCACGAGACGTCTTCACCTCAGCAACGATCCACTCACCCGTTTCACGATGCTGAGCCAAACCATCAGGATTAGCCGTTAAAAACCCATCCACGTCAATATAAGTGCCAGTACGATACACATCCCACTCAGGATTATCCTGCGCCCACAAACCGAGTATCGGCTCCTCAAAAGCATTCCCAAACCGAATCGACCAACCCGTCAACTCCGGGTCAGGAATCTGCCCAGTGCGTTTCGCCCACAAAGCAAAAGCCGACTCCCAAGGATTCAAACCACAAATAGTCCCAATCTCAGAACCACCAATACCCTGCTGACGTGCAGCCTTCCACTCGTCAGATCCAGACTCGTAAACACCAAGCAACTTGGCATCATTAAATGTCTCCGGCGCAAAAGTTGTAAAAGTCATTTCATTCGTCATAAGCTCAGACTATGCGCAACTACCGACAAGCACAAGCAGAACTTATGCACGCCATCGAAAAAGAACAAGTAGTTCCCTGTCAAGAACTACCCGACGTGTTCTTCCCTGAAGACTGGCCTGACGCACAAATGCGCAAACGAGCCACACAAGTAGCAAAAAACCTTTGCGACAGTTGCCCAATCAAGTTCCAATGCTTACAAGCAGCCCTAGAAAACCAAGAAGGCTACGGTATTTGGGGCGGGCTCACCCCTAAAGAACGCGGCAACGTCGGCAGATAAGAAAAACCCCCGCCGAAGCGGGGGCTTAACCGAATTAACCTACTCGCAGGACTCGCAAATCGTAGCCTCAGCAGGGTCAACTGGCACTTGGTAAGAACATGATCCAGACATGTCACTCCAATCAGGTAGAAGGAAAAGGGGAACTTCTAGTGTAAGCCCGAACCGAATCCGTCAACCAAAGATTGAAGTTACTTGTCTTCGTCCTTCTCAACCTCAACAGCGATCTTAAACACACTGTCAGGAGTCACATTCGTCAACGCCATCCCACCAGCACCGACACCCAGCACTGCTGCAAGGACATTCAGAATCAACTGAGCCATATCGCCAGTAACAAGACCAACAGCTATCAAGAGTGGCACTGCTGCCACAGCAACCTTGTACAGCCATGCTCGCCTCTCAGCATTCCACCAACGTGCAATCTCGAACTCATCCATCAGGATTCACCTCATCATCTCCGGGAGGAACCATTTCCCCCTGCCATTTGTCATCGAGTGTCGCCATCGCCTGATAGAAAGCGACCACGCCACTAATCAGCGTAACACCGCCATAAACCAGTTCGCCGGTGAACTTATCGGCAAACAAACCA